TTCAAAATAACAGACTTTTTAAAGGAAATACTCAACTTTTTCGGCTTAACAATGTTCTACAATGAAAATAGCAATATTATACAATATAAGACGCTAAAGGAAAGGATATACAGTGATAATGTAGTAGACTGGTCTGAGAAGTATATTAACCGAACATCAGAGCGCTATGTTTATCAATCATACGCACAAAATAATATTTTTGAATATAAGTATTCAGATGATACATTTGATTTTAACAACGGAAAGATATTAGTAGGAAACAAAAACCTTGAAGAAACAAAAACTGTATTCAAATCAAAGTTGTTTAGCCCCGAAAGACAGCCTGTATACTTTCCTGAATTTCCATTAACAACTACTGTACCTTTATTCAAGATATACGACAAGGAAATAGACGAGAATAAGCCAGTTACTGATATTGATTATATTAAGTACAAGCCAGTTTCAAAGAGATATTTCTTTTTGCGAAGCAATATATTAACAGGTAGCTGGACAATTGGAAGCAAGAATATACCAGGAACAACGGTTAATGCTACCAGATTAGCTTATGCGTCTTTTGATAGGCTACAGATGAGCGATATTGTTGCTAATTATTATGGATCTTTCACTAAGATATTAAAAAGTAGCCGACTTCACAATATAGATTTAAACTTAAAATTGCCTGATGTACTTACATTATCTTTCGACAGGATATACTACTTCAAGCAGGAGCAACAATATTACTTTTTAAACAAGTTGAATTTTGACGAAAAAAAAGCTAAAGGAGAGTTTGTTCGTATTGAGAGAGCTTACACAGTAGTAAATATTAGCATTAATTACTCGGACATTATATGTGACGATGACGTATGTTATACGACATTGGACATCAAAGTAGGCGGAGATATTCCTAGAGATATGAAGTTATATAAGTTGATAGGTGGCGTGTGGACTTATGAATCAGACGTACCAATGTCTAATAACATCTCACAATCTATAACATTAGGCACAGGAAGCGCCTTTAGAATTCAATACACGGACAATAAAGGAGATATAGGATATTCAAACACGGTAAATTATTAAACATGGAGAACATTGATATAGGGTCTTTTAACTTCGACACGAACAAATTGACCGACAAAATCGCTGCCAACCGTAAGCAGATGGACGACTGGAAGAAGACTATTTCAGAGGCGAAAAAATCAATAACTGAATCAACTAAGGAAATCGGGATTTTAGAGAAGCAAATAGAAAGTGAGAGAAAAGCACAGGAAAGATTATCAAATCAGTTGCAGAAAGGTTATATCACACAGGAGCAGTACAATAGTGAGATCAGCAAGAGCAATTCGGTGCTAGATAAATTTGTCGAGGAATCTTTAAAGCTATCCAAGGCACAGGCAGAAGCTTATATTGTCATTAACAGGAATGAAGAAGCCGTAAAAGGGCTGAGGTTGGAAAATAACGAGTTAAATAAGTTATTAGGGGCTGGAAGAACTGAATTAAGTAACCAAGAGTCTGCTTACAGAAGTCTTAACAAGGAACTTAATGCTTTAAAAACTGAATCTAAAAACCTAGGTGCCGAACTTTACAACCTAGAAAAAGCAGGACAAAAAGATACTGAGGAATACAAAGCCCTTGAAAAGCAATTTAATGAGACTTCCAAAAAAGCGAATGATCTTAATGAAGAATTCAAAAAGCTTGACAAAGCGGTAGGAGATAACCAGAGAAGTGTAGGGGATTATAAAGATTCAATAAGGGAAGCTGGATCGGAAGTATCACAGGGCTTTTTGATGATGGCGAAAGGCGATGTATTAGCAGGTTTTGAGTCTGTAAAGGCAGGAATTCGAGGGATAGCTGTAGAGACAAAGGCACTTTCATTAAGTTTGCTTACCAATCCTATTACCGCTATACTGGTAGGTGTAGGAGCTGCTACAACAGGACTTGTGCTAGGATTCAAAGAGATATTAAAGTATAATGAAAAATTATTTGAGGCGAATAAATTAACCGAGAGTATCACCAAACTACAAGGCGAGGCACTTGATAGAATAACAATAAGAAGCCAATCTATTGAGGAATTGTTCGGGTTCGACAGAAAAGACACTTTAGAATCTGCAAGAGCATTAGTACAAGAGTTCGGTATAACCTATGAAGAAGCGATAAATCAAATAACAGACGGCGCGATAAGAGGAGGCCAAGCGAATAATGAGTATTTAGATTCAATCCGAGAATATCCTACATTCTTTGCAAAAGCCGGTTTCTCTGCCAAAGAATTCATAGGAATTGTAAATGCAGGTTATGATTTAGCAATATACAAAGATAAGCTACCAGATGCGTTAAAAGAGTTCAACTTGTCAATTCGAGAGCAAACAAAAGCTACTAGAGATGCTCTGGTTAATGCGTTTGGTGCCCCTTTCGCAGATGATATATTGAAAAAAGTAAATAACGGTAGTATCACTGTTAAAGATGCATTATTTAAGATAAGCGAAGAATCTAATAAGTATCAATTAACCGTACAGCAACAAGCACAGTTAACAGCGGATATATTTAGAGGTGCTGGTGAAGATGCAGGGGGCTTTCAGAAGGTAATGGATGCAGTTCAGTTGTCTGCAATAAAAATGAATATGCCTTTAACAGAAACGCAAAAGATATTAAAACAGCAAGTAGAGCAATATGATGAATTAGGTATTGCGAAGAATGACGCTTTAAAGTCTGATTCAGTAATGGCATTAAAAAGATCGTTTGAGATTTTCTGGAACGACACAAAGATAGGGTTTTATAAATTTTTGACTTATCTATGGGATTTTGACAGAGAAATTGATGCATCGGCAAGATATGTTAATGGATTATTTGGAGCAATTCCAAAAGCCGCATCTAATGCGCTTAATGGTGTTTTAAAAGCTTTTTCAGAACTTGTAAAAGGTATTAGATCTGGAGGTAGTGCAGTCGCCTCGTTTTTCAAAGGTGATTTTGATAAGGCAAGTGCAGAAGCTGATAGATTTTTAGGCGCCCACACAACATTTGTAAAGAATTTGAAAAATATTGGGTCAAATGCTTTATCAGAAGTCAACAATGCAGGATTGAAGGCTGCCAATGATTTCCGTAAGCAATATGATGAGCGAACAAAAGCTTATGCAATTGCGCAGAGAAAAATAGAATCAGATAGAGCTAAAGCAGAGGAACTTAAAAATAAGAATGGATTTGGCACGACTGAATCGGACAAAGCAGCGCAAAAATCGGCGGCAGATGCTGAAAAAGCAGCACAGAAAAGACAAAAGCAACTAGAAGATGCAGCTAAAAAAGAGCAAGAATTATTAAAGAATAAGGCTGAATCCGCTTCAAAATTAGCTCAATTAGAATTAGCTGAATATATCCAATCTAATGCAAAAAAATATGATAGTGACAAGGCTCTTACAGATAAAAAACTTAAAGACCAGCTATCATATTACGATGAAATACAAAAAATTCAGCAGAAAGCGTATGCAGAAGAGGAAAAGTCTAAATTAATAACAGCTAAGACAGCAGAAGAAAAAGACGTTATTAAGCGTGAATTTGCTTTAAAAGATAAAGAATTAACCGCTAAGACAGAGGAGGAAAAGGCAAAAATTCAAAAAGATTATGATTCTAAGGTTCTAGAGCAAAAAAAACTATTAAGAGCAACAGAGTATCAACAAAGGTTATTAGAATTAGACCAGCAGGGAGCAACAGAAGCCGAAAAACAGAGGTTGCAATTAGAACAACAGACTACCGATAAACTTCTTGCATTATTCAATGAAAATGAAGCGTTAAGACAATTCAGAGAAGATGCCTACATAACAGATCAAGAAGTTGAAGCTGCAAGAAGAGAACTTCAAGACCAGATTAATGCTGAAAGGGATGTAAATGAGCAGGAAAGATTGAGAACACAACTTAATACACTAGATAATATTGTAGCTGAAAGTGCTAATAAACAATTACAGATAGAACAGGCTGTTAATGAGGCTAAGATACAGGGCAAAGTTGCTGTTTTTAATGGAATTGCTCAAATATTCGGAAGAGAAACAGCATTAGGTAAGGCTGTGGCTACGGCGTCCATATTGTACGAAAAGTATAATGCGGTTGCCGAAATATGGGGAAATACCGCAAAGGCAAATGCAAAGGCGATAGCACTTTCACCCTTGACAGCTGGTCAACCATGGGTAACTTATAACACAGTTCAGGCTGGAATAAACACAGGGATAGTAGTTGGTCAAGCAGCTGCGGCGATCGGTCAAATCAATGGAGTTAAGGCTTTGGAAAATATAGGAGGAGGGATATCGTCAATAGGCTCTGGTGTTAAAAAAATTGGAGGCTACGCAGACGGAGGATTAATATCAGACGGATACGAGATACAAAGAAATAATGGAGATAATAGACTTATTACGGCCAAAACTGGGGAGGTTATATTGAACGAAAGACAGCAAGCTTTACTTGGTGGTGCTCCTGTATTCAGTGCTATTGGCGTGCCTGGATTTGCAAGGGGAGGTATTGTTACTTCTTCTTCTCCAACTATTCAAAATTCAATAGTTAATAATAATATCAATATTGAAGCAATGGCAGATATATTAAGACAGGCAGTAATGGACGGGGCTATATCCGGGACATATTCAGGAAGCCGAAGTGGAATTACTGAATCTGCAGAAAATGCCTATATTGCAAGTAGAAGCAATTTTTAAAAAAATGATAGAGAAAATAAAACGCTATAGAGAAGCTTTAAAGCACGAGAAAGACCCTGATATAGTTAGAGATATCAGGGCTATAATAACGGGAATCAGTAATTTTGAGTTAAATATTATCAATGCTAGAAATAAAGCACGAGAAAGGTTTGAGAAATACTGTTCTGGGTGTGAATTCTTTATAGACGAACCGATAGAATCAGAAAAGGTAATCGATAATGTTTTTCCCGAATTATCGGGTAAAATATGCGGAGAATGCGGTTGTGTTATGTCATACAAGCTAAGGCAGTCAGTTAAGAAGTGTCCGCATTGGAATGAATAATAAAAGCCCCGAAAGGGGCTTATTAATTAATGGCACTCTACTCTAGTTTCTTTATCTGTATGTTTTATCGCAGTTCTATTAATGGTTTTGTCATATTCAGTGGTTATTCCAATGCCTCCAAAAGAATGCCCGAATACCTTTCCATTATCTTTACAGTTATTAGAGTATTCTTTTCTTACCCCGTCGCTTATGTAGCCTGTATCGTTAAGTATATCAGTTTTATAAACTGGACTTCCATATTGGTGTGATACATATTCACGTTTAAAAAGCTGAGAATAGCATCTACAATCTTTGTCTTCTCCTCTGCATGATGTTAATAATCCTAATAGGCTTAATGTTAATATTTTTGCTTTCATTATTTATATTTTTTTTTAAACTTTTTTTCAAATTTTGGAACCAAAAACATTGTTTTGCATACAAGACTATTGACTTCTTTATATAAAGGGTCTTTTTTTAAATTCTCTCTACATTCAAACCACTTATCTACATAGTGCCTTAACATTAAAGATTCATCTTCAATAACTTTGTAATAAAGGTATTGAAATTCTTCCAGGCTATGAATATGAGTATTTGGGAACATTTTATTAATCATTTTTTTTATTAATATGGATTTATATCATTCCTTATGCCTATATATAATATAATTAAAGATATTATTAAGGTTATGGAATAAATTAATATTAATTGTTTTGTGGTTGGTTGAAAAGATAAGTAGTTAAAATCTTTAAAATCTCTCCATTCATAATGATTTTTTATGTTATAATCTATTGTTTTACAAATAGGCGCTACATTGTTTAAAGATTTTTGTTGCACAATGTCTTCTCTTAGATTTACAGATAATAATTTATCTTTATTCCAAGAGAAAACTTTAACCCATCTAATATTACCAACTTTATCAGTTCCAACACAAACATTAATTTCATTTCTATTTCCACCATCCCAATAAGATTCTTGCTTAAATGCAATGTCAATATCTTTATTTAAGAAAATTAATAGAAATACTTTTGATTTATAATCTTTACCTAAAGTTCCGTTTAAATAATTCACGTACTTCATTAAGTATTTACCATTTTGTAGATTTATAGAATCTAAACCTAATACTGATTTTTGATAATAATTATTAATTGTTGGATATTCATACAAAGATAATTTCTTTGCTTCCTCTTGAGATATATTAGGATAATTAAATGCTGAATGATTGGATTTTAAAATGTTTGTAAATGATTTTTCTTTTGTACTGGCAATAGAGTTTTCTATTTTACCATTCCAATTTACTCTATACATATCACCATCTTTTCCACATCCTCCATCATAATTAATATTCCTATTTAATTCAACAAATTGTGGTGCTTTATGATTCCAAAGTTTTACATAATAATTATATTCTTCTTTGCTTATACGAAAAGAATTACCTCCACTATCTATCAATTCATAATATTCTGGATGATAATCACAATATGAACAATCATAATATACAGTTATTGTACAATTTTTACCGCAACTCTTTGTACGAGAGCAAGTTCTACTAACATAGGTTTCCCAAGGTTCGTAGTATCTTGCTTCAACTATCATATATCCATTGTATTCATTATCTGCTAATGATACTGATTTAATAGAATAATATGATATTATAATTGCTAATACACCTCCTAATATGCTTAGCATTAATTCTACTATGGTAAGTTTATGATTGAAAAATAAATATCCAATTAAACTTACCACAATAGGAATTAATATAGCTGACCAAATCATAATTCTAATTTGACATTGTCATCTTTACCTTTTTTCATTACTTCTTCTGTAATAGAAGATTTTACTGGAGTATATTTTACTCCATCTCTACCTAAGTATACATTGTAAAAACTACCTGGAAACTTTTGTATTAAGTTTGAATGTTGTTTTACGATGTCTTGAATCATTTTCTCTTGTTCAAAAAATCCTTCTCTTTCAGATTCTACTGCTCTAGATAAATCTTGGTATACTTTAGAAACAGTTTCATAATTTGCATTTGGATTACTTTCTGTTATCCATTTGAAAACAACTTGCTCTGCATCTCTTCTACCTGCCATAATAGTATTTACATTCTCTTTGAATGATTGGTCATTTTTTACAGCAATTTGTGATTTTTGAGATATTACTTTATACATTTTATCATAAAATGCAGTTCTCTCATCTATCTTTTGTGTAAAAGAGTTCTTTAAATCTATTTCATCATTTGAGAATGAAATAAATCCACCTACTAATGGCACTAATGATAGCAGTAATATTCCAATTATTACTACTTTAAAAATTGATTTGCTCATAATATTTTTTTAATTTTTTTTGTTATGCAAATGTACATTAATCGATTTAATAAAGCAAATTATTTATGAAAAAAATAAAACAAACGCTTAATGTATTGATAATCAATAACAAAAATTTAATCATGGAGGATCAAAAAAAATCATTAAAACATTTTTTTTCTTACTAAATTTGTTAAAAGCATTGATTTTCAGTGAATTATAATAAACATATATACATCAAACAATGAAGCATAATATTAAGATATATGGCGATATAGTGCCTTTCAAGTGGTTTAATGACGGTAGTGAATACAGCCTTATAGACCTAAATAATTCTCTTAATGATGTTCCTGATGGAACAACAGAGATAATAGTAGACATTAATACTTTCGGAGGCGATACCACTACCGCTTTCGCTATATACAACGCTTTAAAGAGATACAATAAAGACAAAGGCATCGATATAACAACAAGGATAGACGGATATTGTGCGTCTTCGGGTGTTATAATTCTACTAGCAGGAAGTAAGAGGATTGGCAACGAGTTTATAACCCCTTTTGTTCACAATGCATGGACATATGTGATGGGAGACAAGAACGAAGTTAGTAAGATTTACGAGGAATTGGTAAAAGTAGACGATCAGATTTCTCAGCTATACGCTAAAGAGACTACGATTACCAAGGAAGAAGCACTTAATCTGATGAGCCAAAGCCGAGATTTAACGGTAGAAGAATGCAAGCAATACGGATTTATAACCGAATTTGAAAATGCAAGTGCCGACACTATCATGGTGTTTAATTCAATAAGGACTGCAAACATTGACAGAAGAAAAAAATTAATCAATAACAGTAATAATATGGACAAAGACAAAGAGGTTACTTCTCTTTTAAGAAGCATTAAGAACTTTTTAATGCCAGAGAACAAGAAGACTTTGTTTACCGCTGAGAATAAGGAAATGGTGTTTGAAAACCTTTCTGAAAAAGAAAATATCTCTGTTGGAGACAAAGCAACTGTAGACGGCAAATCTGCCGGAACTATCAACAATGGCGTACATGTCATGGCTGATGGTAAGACTTTAAAATTCGAGGGTGACAAGCTAACGGAAATCGTAGAGAAAGACGAAACTAAAGACCTTGCTATTATTGAGAATAGCTTACTGGTAGAGAAGTTGAATCAAATCGAAAATTCGCTAAAGGTAATCACTGACGGACTTGAAGACAGAACAAACGAGTTAATCAAGAACGCTCTAGCCCCTTTACAGGACGAAAAAGAGCAGTATAAGGAGACAATCAAAAATCTTCTGAAAGAAAACAGCGAGGCTAAAGAACTGCTAAAGGCGGTTAACTCAATCATGCCTAATGATGAAGTAAAAGAAGAGCAAGAAGACGCTAAAAAACCTGAATTAACAGGAGCTAACAAGGTGGCGGATTTAATAAAAAATCAAAAAAAGGTAATTATTTAAAAAGATGGCAATAACAGAAAACTTTTCCTCTGGGCTATTAACAGCCGTTGAGGGAATATACAACACTGATAGTGTAGATGTAGCTAATGCAATATTCGTTGAGACTTATGTTGACAACGATATTATGGTAGAAAAGGAATTTTTCACCGACGTAAAGGATGGAGATTTTATTCCAATTATCAACGAAGACCCTACTTATCTAAAGTTTCCTAAAGCCGACGAATCAAGTTGTGCTATCACTGAATGTGAAGAAAACATCGACATTAGTTATGAGAAGTGGCAATTAGGACTAATGGAGTGCAGAACTCCTATCTGTCTAAGGTCCTTTGACAGGGAATTCTTATGGTTCTGGAATAAGTACCAAAAAAAATTCGGAGAAAACGGAGACTTGCAGGCGGCTATAGTTCTTTATATTGAGAAGAAAATCAAAGCAGAATTAAACGCAGCTATGTGGAGAGTTGGGTACTTTGGTGATAGAAGTTCAACAGATAACCTACTTAATCCATTTACAGGAATCTTCCCACTATTAGATGCCGCTAAAACAGCAGGAGGTGCTAAAGCTCCTTTGTATTTGGAAATTACGAAAAACAGTAATGCAACTTTTGCAGCGCAAAAGATGACAGGAGAAGAAGTTTATCAGTTATTGTGGGATATGTTTGAGCAAGCGCAGGCAGAGAAGTGGTTCAATCCAATGACTTACCAATTCGAGGTTACATGGGAGATGGCAGTAGCGTTCTCAGGATACTTGAATAAGTTAGGACATCAGAGACCTGCCTCATGTACTTGTGTAGACCCTAATGCAGTAGGACAGATGATTGCATTTAATCCTCAAAATATAATGTTTAACGGAATCCCCGTAGTCCCAAGACACGCATTTAGCGGTGTAATCGAACAATTATCTGCCTTTAATAACGGCGGAGGTGTTAATGCGAGAGTAGACCCTAACAGAGCAATATTAGCTCCTAAATCAGGACTATTATTCGGTACAAACATCGCAGAAAATGCAAAGTTCTTTGAGACTTTCCATGACCAGACCGATAGAAAGATCTATATAGATGCAGGAGCGTATATGGGAGCAGCAATCCCACAAACAAACAGAATCGTAGTAGCATATTAATTTTAAAAAATAAAAAATGGCAAATAATATTGTATGCGCAGAGCTTAAGGGGGCAGTAGACCTTTCATGTACACGAGATATTAGTAAGGGCTACGAGCAGGAGGTTGTTCTTATCAATAAGAACGATATCGACAGAAATGCCTCTGTTGAGGGCGATATTAATGATCCGTGTGATTACTCCGTTCAGATGCTTTTAAAAACAGGCAAAAAAGGCGTTCAATTAAAGCTACCTGATACTTCTGTATCCGTTAAAGGATTTTATGCTAAGTCTGTTGATGCTAACGGAAACCCCCAGTACTTACATCAGGTTCAGATACAGATATTTGGAAGTGAATCGTCTGTAAAGTGTACACTTGATAAGTTAGACAGAGGTAAATATGTAGTAGCCGTTCAAACACTTGACGGTATTGTCGAAATTTACGGGTGGAAATATGGACTAACGACTGGCGACTATACTTATGATATCGTAGAGGGCGTAGGAGGTGCGTTAATCCCTTTACAGAGCCGTGAGAATGCGCAAGAAGTAAAACTGCCAATGGTTTATAAGCCACAGACTGGCGGAGATGCTAACGCTGATTTTAATGAGCAGTTTGCAAATTAATGACGGCACAAGAATTAATACAATTAGATGCGATTGAGGTTAGGAGAAGTTCTAGCCTCATGAGTGTCTATAAAGTAGTTTTTAAGGAAACATTTGGCAGAGAGCCGTTGTGTGCGAGTTGTTCATTTAACAATGATTTTCAACGCTTAAAAAATCACTATTCACAAAATCAATCAAATTTTAAAATTATGTCAGAAAATAAAACATTCGAGCTGAAGATACAGCATATGCAAGATTTGTTTTCATACACAAAGTATGACGAGAATAAAGCTAGACCAGTGACATACAGAAATTACGGTTATGGTCTTACAGATGCTTTTGTTAAGGAATTGTTAGCTAATAAGACGGAAGCAGAGGCTGAGGAATTAAAGCAAAAGTTTTTAAAACTACCTATTTTAGCAGAAGAAAAACCTATTGAAGAAGTAAAGGAAGCATATAAAGATAATACAGCAGAAGATAAATCTAAGAGGGGCAGAAAAACAAAACCAGTAGAGGAGACTCCTGAACACATCTAATATTAATACTATGGCGAAGCGAAGAGGTTTTGAAGAAAGCGAAAAATTAACGAATTACAGGCTTCGTGCGTCTAATATTGAGATTTTCTCACGGAAAATTAACGAAACTACAGTTAATAGCAAAAAGATATTTTTCAGAGACTCTGATAATGACTATTTTAGAAGATTAGGCAAGGTAATTTCTCAAAGTCCAACTGGCGCAAGCTGCTCTAATTTAATGGCTAAGTTTATTGCCGGAGATGGTGTTGATGACACACAGTATCCTCTAGAAAACAGCCACGGACTAGTAATGAACGACTTAATTAGGTTAGCGAGTGAGGATATAGCAACTTATTATGGCACGGCTTTTTTTGTGACATATAAATTTGACTTAAATAATCCTCAAAATCCTAATAAATTAAAACCTTACGGGCAGAAGGTTATTAATATAGCCGATATAGCCGTATCAAAGTCTGATGACGATGATAATCCAGGAATATACTACCTGTTAAACAGGGCTAATAATGGAGAAAGCTATAGACCTATTGATGAAAACACTCGATTTTTCTATCCATATAATGCAAACTTTGACGTGGTAATGGCACAAATGCGTGCTGATTGTTTAGAAAAGGGAATAAAAGATCCTTCGCCTGAGCAGTTGCTTCATAATTATAGAGGTCAATGTTTATATGTTAACCTAACACCACGATTCAGATATCCTTTACCTCCTTGGGACGCAGTATACAACGACATGGATTCAGAAGCTAGAATAAGTATATATACTAATACTCAGGCTAGGTTAGGGTTCATGGGAAGAATGTTTGTAAAGACACATTCACAAGGGGAAGAGAATGATGAGGCGATGGCTAAAGTAATTGCAAAGAGTTTGGGTGTTGAAAATAGCGGTGGCATAACTTATATACCTGTAGAGAATGTAGATGATGTAGATAAGGCAATTAAAGTAGATCAATTAAAGCCTCAATATGATGACAAGTTATTTGAATTGACTAAGAAAAGCCTAAGAGAAAATATATCGGCAATGTTCAATCGAATACCGGACCAGCTAATTTATTCAGGAACTGGAGGACTATTTTCAGCATCTGGAACAGCATACAAGGAAATGAAGAGATTCTATAATGAGCAGTGTTTGAAAGAAAGATTTATCCTGGAGAACTCACTCACAAAGATATACGGGAAAAAAGTCAAGATAAATGATTTTGCAAGCCTTAAAGAAGTAGAACCATTAATTAATAATAATAATGGACAATAGCAATTATATTAATGTATCAGACTTTACAGGCGTTGGGCTTTTAGCACGCCATTGTTCGTTAGAAAAGTTATCAATAGCAATTGAGCAGGCTAAACAGTTTGATTTAATTCCATTGTTCTGTTATAATATGATGTATGATGTCTTTGAGAATTGGAATTTGGACGAAAACGATCCAAATAAGCTTAAATACAAGAGGCTTATTGATGGTTGCGATTATGTTGATTGTAACGGAAAGAGACAATACAATGCAGGTATTAAGAATGTTTGGGTTAACTATTCGTACGCAAGATACTTGCTAATTAACCATTATAACGATACAGCTTCTGGAACTGTAAAAAAAGACTTTGACTTTAGCGTAGGTGCTACACTTGCAGAGGTAAAGGACATTAGCAATTCTTACAAAAACATGGCTAGGATTGCTTATGAAAGCGTACACTCATATCTATGCTATAATAAGGCTGAATATCCTTTTTTTGACGATTGTAACTGTAAGTTATCCTGTGGATGCTCTGGAAAGTGTACATGTGGAAAGTCAAAAAATACCTCTGGAATGCGAATTATCAACATAGATAAGTATAATGACTTTGATGATGACTTTAAAAATAATTGTTGTATTGATAATTTTAATTAAAAATAACCTTGGCAAAGGGTATAATATGCATATAGCAGGCAATATTTATAATGGACATAAACAAAAAAATCATGATAGCAATTAAAACAAAAAAACAAATTCAGTTTCCTCCTTCTCATAAAGGTTTTGTGAAAATGGAAATGGATTTAATACAGAATTTACCAAGTGAAAATCAATACAAGTTGAGAATATTGGACACTTGTTATATTGAAGAAGAGGTAAATAGTGAAGTTAATGAAGACAGTAAGTTAATTGTTCAAAAACAATTAGGTAAAGTGATTACTAGATTTAAAACATTGACTTATGATCAGCTAGACCAGCTATCACATGCGTTAAATGTTGATATGACTGATAAAACCAACCTTAGGGAAAACATTAACGAGCTGTTCAGACAGGGGCTCTTATTCATTACACAGCAAGAATGCCAAGATGGAGAAGGGCATTATTTTACCGAAGCAACGGACTGGGAAATTGTAAGATAATGAATTTTTTTGTAAATCTTTTTTTGTCTTTGATTTCTATAATACTTTTCATTATTGTAGAGATATTTTCTTTTGTATATGTTGTATTCTGGAAGAAAAAGTTTATCTTTTCAAGAATATCCGGGTATTTTAGACAATTTGCAGTTGATATTGATAGATTTGCAAATAACCACTTTAGAAGTTTATTTAACGCTCTATTTATAATAAAGGGAGGATATAGGTTTGGCGATTATAGGGAGACTATATCTTCCGTACTTGGCAAAAATCAGAGGGATAAAACTCTTAAAAAAACAGGGAAATTCCTCGTAAGAATTCTCGATTTTATAGACAAAAATCATTGCGAAAAATCAATTAATAATTTTCAAAATTGAGTAAAAAAAATTCAGTAAAATCAATAATAACGTTAACACTAGAAATAATATAGGATGGCGAAAGTTATAATATTGCCTTTAACGGGCAACCAAGATAATTTTAAAATTAAAATACAGGGCAAATTTGGCAATAAATTCATTGTCAAGCCGAAAGTATACGAAGTTATACAGGAGAATAACGACACTACAATAAAGCTTGTTAATACTTTTGATAAGACAGTTTTATTATCAGGTTTTCAAATTGGCGATTTCGAGGTTGGAGGTAGTACTTATACTAATATAGAAGACTTAACACAAGCTATATCGATAGCGGTTTTTAAGAAGGGTGGTGGAGGGAGCGGAAGTATAGACCCTAACGCCTTTGATTTAGCCGATTTTAAAAACCAAAGTTCTGATGCCTTTGTTCGCAAATCCGATGAAAGCTTTTGGAGGGTTGGAGGAAATGAAAATTTATCAGGAACTGAATATATCGGGACTAATGAGGATTTACCATTTGTTATCAAGCAAAATGGTGAAGTTGCAATTAGTGTCGAGGGTGCATTTTTTGGTCCTAAAACTACAACATTTAATACAAATATTGTACAAGATATAGATGCATACAGTGATGAATTTAATCCTTATTCAGCAACTTTCACAAATAAAGATTCTGCAGATTCGTTTTTTATTAATAATAGAATTTTATTAACAACTAATAAGGATAAATATAATAACAACATTGGATATTATATTGAAAGCAGTAAATATTTTATTAGTCAAGGTGGTTTTTCATCATATTGGTTTTCAAGAAGTTCTAGCGGAAGATTTGTGTTTTCTAAAGAAAGTTTTACCTCAAATTTGTTTAAATATGATTCTGCACCCTACAGTAGCTATGAGACATTATTTGTCGTTGAGTCACCTATAGTTTTTCCTGGTCTTCAAAATGCTGATGGAGATAGTACTTTTGATAGGGAAATGGTTATTGATACAAATGGAGTTGTTGGTTCAAGGAATTTGAGGAAAAATGAAGCTGGACAGGTAAAGGTTAATTATACAGGGTTATCTTTAATTCGATTTGACCCTAGTGTGGTAAGACAATTTGATATTGGCGCGGCAACCCCTACAATATCAACTTCTCCAACTACAAATTATCCTAATAGTACACCTAATAATTATTCGGGTGTATTCGATTTAACTCGTAACGGCGGGGGATCTACATTTCCTGGAAGATTAATTGAAAACCCGAAAGAAGGGCAGGCACACGTTTGGCGTATAATCGGCACATATGCCAATAAGACATTAAATCAAACAGGAGAGCTAGTCATTGGATTGACAAATCCAGTGTCTAATTTCTCAATCCAACATCAAATAACTCTTCCCAGCAATAGAACAGGAGGTAGATTCAGTGCATTGTTATACACAATAGCTGATTCGGCGTCAATAACTGCGCCAAATGGATATATATTAACAGCGGAAACATCCTTCGTAGACCCCGATTTAACAATAAATATAGAAAGTATAACAAGATTTTCTAATGCGATAGATAATTAAAATAAAATAAAATAACATGAAGAAAATATTAGGTAAAATAGTAGCCGTTGGGGCTGTAGTAGGCGCGATTATAGATACGCATTTTGGTTTATTGCAAGACATGGGGGTAAGTGGTGTAACTGCTAACTGGATAAAGGTAGGCGGATTAATTCTTACAACGATATTACCTTCTATTATTGGCAAACCAAAGCAAGCAAGAAGACTATTAGCGGAAGAAGATTCGGCAGAAGCTGTAAGACCTCCAAAAGATGCTACAACAAACCACTAAAAGAAAGGCTAAATTAATCCTGTTGGTAAGTTTCTTCATTGGACTTGTCGACAGGATAGTCAGCCATATATTATACGTCAATTTAAGTAAGCATGATTATTTGACATTTTATTACAACATGGTAAATTTTGAGATGCTTTTATTTAGTTTTACATTATTGCTATATGCTTTTTTGTTAAATTTGTGCAAGTTAACAAAGACGGCTATTATAGCTAATACAGCATTTTGTTTACTGGATTTAATCTTTACAGTATTTAACTTTTCTAATGACTTAATTGACGCATACTCTATAATAATAACGGTTATAAGTACAGTATTTATAGGATCTGAATTACTCATTGCCAAAATCACACGAAAATGATAGAAAAAATACAGATAATTTCCAATGTACTACTAATAGCCAGCGAGCTATTTGTTGTAGTTTTTACGGCTAAAATATTCATGAAGGTAAAGAAAACTGAAAATAGAGTGGACAAATTCGATAAAGTGGCTGATGAATGCATGGGTAAGATTGACAAAATTGAGAAACAATGGAAGATGAAAACTTAATGAAGTACGGGTGGCGGTCTTTTTTAAGGACTCCTTTTTCTCTTTTATTCTTTGTTTTCTTTTGCCTATTATGCTATATAATCTATGAAGACAGACGGCGATTAATCGAGGAAAATAATAATATTCAAGCTGACTTGGAAAAGTGCATACAAGACAGGCTAAAGGATAAAGAGACTTATATACACCTTATAGAGGAATTGGATAATAGAAAAAAAAGTAAATCTATAGAGCAATGAAAACATTATACAACGTATTAACGGTTATATTTATAGCTTTTTTAGGGCTATCGATTAATGACAGGAGAAATAAAATACGATATGATCACAAAGAGTTTGAAAGTGTCTCTAAACGCCTAAAAAAGACCCGCGATTCAATAATAACAGTAAAACACGCAAGACATGGAGAGTAAATATAACTACCTGAAAGAAGTAACCGCCCCTAAAGTTATTGGAGTGGCTATGAGATACTATGGTATTCACGAGATTAAAGGTCGATTAAATAATCAGACTATAATGAGTTGGGCGAAAGACCTAGGAATTAAAGACTATACAGCCGATGAAATTCCATGGTGTGGGTTGTTCGTTGCTCGTGTAGTTACAAAAGCAGGATATAACATGGTATCGACTCCTCTATGGGCTAGAAGCTGGGTTAATTTTGGAACTAAACAGACCACTGCCATGCTAGGGGATATATTAGTATTCAGCAGAGACGGAGGTGGACACGTTGGGTTTTATGTTGCGGAAGACCCTACATATTATCACGTACTTGGAGGCAATCAAAGTGATTCTGTTTGTATTAAACGAATTGCAAAAAACAGATGTATTGGGATAAGAAGGTGTCCGTGGAAATATGGACAGCCTGCAGAAGTAAAACAATACAGGGTTGTTGAAAGTGGTGCTATTAGCACGAATGAAAGATAATAAAACGTTTTCATGAGGTCGGGAAGATGATTTAAAATAGCTCGATGACCATTCCTTTATTGGTTGTAAGTGTTAAAGGAGTATAAGAAGCCGTTTAGTTCCGCTAAGCGGTTTTGGATTTAAAAAAAATATTTGATTAAAAAAAGCTATATTTGTACGGTAATTTTTTTTTCATTTGTATGGTTGGGGCGCAGAAATGCGCCTTTTTTGTGAAGTTACTCAAAATTATAGAGTAACTGGCAAAACGTTATTTACCCGGCATTTTGGCCATACCTGTTTGATTTCTAAAAAACTAATAATCAGTAATTTAACTTTTTGTAATTGTTGAAAAATAATGTTTTCCCCGGTATTTGGCCCATGGTTTTTTTACGTTTTTAAGGCTTTTCGCTTTTACGGCAAAAATTGCACTTGTTGAATTTTTTGCTTTTGTGAAGATAAATTCTTAACTTTGAATTGCTTTTGTGAAGAGAAGTTATTAAATTTGAATCTCTTCTTTTTATGGCTGTTCATTTGGTTACTTTCCATTGTTCAGCCCTTTTTTATTAGAAATTACTAATACTTACCAACTTCTCGAATAATTCGAATAGTTGAAATTATATTATTAATTAAGCAGCGGCAACTATATACAATTTTACACAATACGGATTTTACCGGGCCTTATGAAAACTATCAATAGGAAATTCACGTGTGATCAACAGAGTTACTATTATGGGTACAAAAAACCCCTAGATAAATATTATTTAGGGGTAAAAAACAAAAAAAAAAAATATATTCTATGAGTATATTAGGATAAAAAATTGTCTCTTAAATATAGTCGCATGCCTCTCTTACTGCATTTGTCCATTACTTTATGCTTATCGTTAATTAGTATTGAATTATGTACATTTACGACGTCTCTTTTGCTATAGAACGCGCCAAATTCAACATGTGGCACTCTCTTTAATAAAGGTGCGTATCTCTTATAGAAAGTGCCTCTACTTATCTTACATAGCTGGCAAATGGTTTTTATATTTATTAAGTCTGTCATTTTTATTTACATTATCACACACAAAGGTAATATTAATTTTTAAAAAAACAAATAATTAATAAAAATGAATAATATGGTAATTTTACAAAGAGTATTATTTAAGACATTTGGCGCTGCTTATGATAATTAAGTATAAAAAAAATTAAAAAAACATTTGGAAATAAAAAAATAATTGTTATCTTTGCATAACAAATAGAATACAAAAGGCTGGTCGCAGAAGCTGAAAAAATATCTTTTATCTTAAAACTTCTACCTGAGGGACTGCGACCCCAACGGTAGGGGTTTTTTTATTCTATATGGAAATATCCAATTTAAAACAAACAATTAGCAGTCGGGAGATTGCCAGTTTGACAGGGAAAAGACATTCTGATGTTATTAGAGACATAAGAAATTTATTGTCTAAACTAAATGGCAATCATAACGAACGCATGTCGGCGTTGGTTGAAAAAAGCAATGATGAAGGATATAATCGTTCTGAAAGAACACAATATAAATATTTGAGAAAGGATACTATTGATTATTTGTTTAATCATGCCTTTAAAGATAGTGGATATTGCTTTACTATTTCAGAATACATGGATTCGAAGGGAGAAAAAAGGCCAGAATATATTCTAACTAAAAAGGATTCTCTTCTTTTAATATCAGGGTACGATGTTGTATTAAGATCTAAGATAATTAACCGTTGGGAGGAACTGGAAGCAAAAGAGCAGAGCAAAATACCTCAAAGCTTTTCAGAGGCTTTAAAATTAGCTTATGAGCAGTCTTTGACAATAGAGGAACAGCAGAGACAAATTGAATATCAAAAGCCTTTAGTTACCTTTGCGGAAGCTTTGCAGATTTCAGAGCATAATATATTAATAGGAGAACTTGCGAAGATATTAAAGCAAAACGGTATATAAATAGGACAAAATAGGCTATTCGATTACTTAAGAGAAAAAGACTATCTAATGAAGTCAGGAGAGCAAAAGAACTTACCTACACAAAGAGCGTTAGAGCTTTGTTTGTTTGAGATAAAAACAACTACAATTAATAACCCCGATGGATCTGTCAGAGTTACTCACACGACAAAAGTAACGCCAAAGGGGCAACAATACTTTATTAACAAGTTATTAAAGTAATTCAAAGATGTCGAATAAAGGTTTTATAAAATTAAACAGGGGGATATTCGATAACTTCTTATGGAACGAAGCACGTGAATTTTCGAAGGCAGAAGCGTGGATTGATCTAATCCAATTAGCACGATTTGAAGCATCGACAGAAATTATAAACGGAAAAGTGATTGAGTTGCAAAGAGGCGAAATTCCAGCAAGCAGAAGATATTTAGAATTGAGATGGAACTGGGGTGGTACCAAAGTTTCAAACTTTCTAAAAATACTTGCACAAATGAAGATGATAAACCAGAGACAAACCGGAGGACAAACCATAATTTCTTTAGTAAAATACAGTATTTACAACGATACGCAAACCACAGACAAACCGCAAAGCGAACCACAAACAAACCAGACGCAAACCAGCGACAAACCAGAGGCAAACCAATATAAAGAATATAAAGAATATAAAGAAAGAGAAGAAAGTAATAATGCGCACGAGCTATCTTCTCTCTCCGTTTATGAAAGTTCGGAAAGTGTAAACCATTCAACACCTAAAATGGCTACCTATGCTCAACAGGATAGTAAACCTGCTTACACACCGCCAGAAGTGGTAAACCTCTCAAAGGAAAAACCTTTCGATGAGAACGACTGGACACGTTTACTGGATATATTCAACGATCATACAGGGAAGAAGTTAGGTACAGTAGCACCAATGACACGAGAGCGGTTTAGGGCTTTACATCGTGACGGATACACTAAGAGCCAGATAAGAAAAGCCATTATCGAAGCCTGTAAAGACCCATGGCACAAGGAAAGAGGATATAAGGTTCTTACCCTAGACTTCTTCACAAAGCCTGAGAATATAGAGCGATACCAGCCGTCTGAGAAGAAGCCTGTTAAGGCAAATTTTGATTGGTCGAGTATTCCGAGTTAAAACAAAAAAAACAAAAAAATATGGCATTTATAGACCTCTCAACTCTTGTAAACAAGATGATGCATTATCGTGAGAAAGGGGAATTAACCCCGATAAAGCTAGGTTTTAAATCTTTCAATAATTTCGAAAACGGTAAGTACTTAATGGGAAGCAGGCAATGCACCTTTCTGATAGGAGGAGAACCGCACCAGGGTAAGTCTGAATTTGTTAATGAGTTAATAATACAGCTACTGGAGCTACACAACTTTAAGATAGCATTATTCTCAACTGAATCAGGAGAAGTGGCAAAGATATTTTCACAATTTTGCGGATTGTACCAGGGTAAGCCGTTTTCAAAGTTAAACTACTTTGGGCAACCAAATAAGTGGGCTATGAGTGATGACGAATTTAACGAAGCTATTCACTTTCTGTCAGATAAGCTATACATATTCAAGCAAGACCGGAAAAACAGCAAATACCAACAATTAGATAATATATACAACGAACTTTCTAAAGCAGAGGTGGATTATGGAATAAAATTCGATTGCCTAGTATTAGACCCTTTATACGATATAGACGATTTCGAGCCAAAAGCAGAGTCCGTACTACGTGTATTGAATCGAATAAACATGGAGGCAGAAGAAAACAACAGACTTGACATTATTGTTAATCACGTATCTGAGACGGCTAAAGTAGTAGATAAGAAAGGAAATAGAAAGAAAATGAGAGCTTTAGCCGATGAATTCTATGGAGGGAAGAATAACAGCCGTAAAGCCATGGTACAGTTGCTAGTTAATAGACCTTCTCCCACAGTCGGCATGAATGGCGAATGGATAGTAGACCCCGAAGAAGACACCCCTATAATTCCAATTAATCAGACTGATATTGTAGTTTTAAAGGCAAAGCCCAACGGAATAGGCACTTTAGGCGATTTTCCATTGTATTATGATAAGCAATCCAGAAGATACTATGAGAAAGTATCAACAGACGGATATAATGAAGAGCATATGTTTGCTCAATTCACGAAGATGCAATCAAGACAGCCGTTTAAATCCAAACAATTTACAGAATACAGACCAACACCACAACAAGCCTTTAAAGTAGATGATGACTGGACAAGAGAATAACAACAAAGAATCCCTATTATATGAGTTCTTATTGGGCTATAATGATAGAGTAGAAACATTCGACCAACTGGACGAAAAGAAAGCATTAATAAACAGTATTAACACCTGCATGGCAACTACAGCAAAGTTAATGGAGGCTTATGATAAGAAAGCAATAAACAGAGGGAAAACAGAAAAGGAGCAGGGCCAAAACCTGTTAGGAATACAGGCTTTGCCAATATATCGTGAATTGAAGTCAAATTATAATTTTCTTCAAAGTATATTGTTGACAATAGACCAATTATACCATGGGAAAAATAGATTGCGGATGGAAAACATTAAGCTGAGAGCAAAGATAGCTGAATTAAGAAGTAATTTATAAAAAAACATTATGGAAGTTTTAGAAAGAATTAAATACGAAGTTGTAAAATTATTTTACAAGTCATTTGAATAATTTGTTGACAAAAGCACATTTTCTTATGATCACAACACGCCTATAATAATAAATGCTATTGCAATAAGATTTGCAAAAGTATATGGAAAGTGTGTTTTTTAGAATTGATATAAATAACAATAATTTTCAAAGGGCTATTGCTTTATTA